GTATTAAATCAGTTCTAACCTCCCATGCAGCTTTGGCTTCATTGCCTATTAAGCCATCTATTGGACAAGGAGTTCCTGCATCCATCATAGCTTGCCATACGTCTTTATCTTGGCACATTATTGATACTGCGGCTACTTTCATACCCATATCGTATAATCTACCTGCTTTTTTTAATCTAAGACAATTTTCTTCAGTATAAGTAGCACCTAAACTTAGAGATAATATTTGTGTGCCTAAAGCACCACTAGAAGATATAGTACATAAATCAGAATTATTACCACCTACATTAGGCGATATAGCTGAAGGAGGAGGAGACTTAACTGTAGTCTCATTTGTACCTGTAGTTGTTACAGTAGATGTAGTGTTCTGTGTTATTGAGCTTTCATCTACTGCCATTACAGGTAATACAAAAATAATCCAAAAACATGCAACAATACCTAAAGCTATGACATTGTTGCGCAATCTGTTAGACATTAGCCTGTAGGTTCTGCGTTAGTAATCTGTGTATTAATATTACCTGTACCTGTAGCATTAAGTGCAGTGACATTAGTAGCAGCTGTACCTGCTACATTAATGTTAATAGCCCAAGCATCTAGTAAAGTTTTAAGATATTTTTGATCTGCATTCCATTTAAAACCTTTTGCTTGTTCACCATACAAAGTAATTTGTTTACCTAATACACTATTAGCATTAGGAGTTTGACTTCCTGTAACAAGTGTTTGAGCAAATTCAGTTGTTTGTTTTTGAGTTAACAAAACAACTTCTGCATTTGTTTTTTCTTGACCAATTGTATAACTAACTGAAGCAGATAAAGCACTTTGCATTGCTCCTAGATATACAGTTGCAAAATCAGTTCCTGTTATTCTACCTAGTTGATATTGTGCTTCTAAATGCGCAGTAACAGATTCCATTAAATCATCAAATACACCAGTACCTGTAATTACATTATTAGTATTTGTTACTGAACTACCTTGTGTTAGTGATGCATTTGTTAGTGCCATAATATTATCCTACTGATCCTGTTGCTTTTTGTTTAACACGTAATTTATCAATTTCTTCTGGTGTTAGTGGAGGCAATACTTCAACATTATATGCTTTAATATTTTTAGGTTCCATAATTTCTTGACCATTACGAGTTGTTCTTGCAAAAATCTGACACTCAGCATTTTTAAGATGTTCATAAATAATTTTAGGTATATGCCAACCTTCATCATTATTATAAGGAACATACTTTTTAACTGCTTGACCATCGTTAATTACATTACTACCTACTGTAAAAATATCACCAACAGATTCTACTTTTAATGGATCATTTGGTCTCACTACAACTCTAACTAAGCTTAATCCTTCTGCAGCTTGTAAACCTTCTAATTCAACACCGTTGTATGTGTAGTTATCTATCATCTCATCACTGAGAATAGTAACTCCCATTTCAGCAGCTATTTCTTCGTCTGTTTTAGCAGTTGATTGTTCTGTATTCATAGTAATACTCACTTCATCGTTGTTATTAATATTTTCTAATGCTTGCACTAACTTTTCTCTTTTACTGTTAAAGTGCATATTTACACCGTGATTACGTAACTCATCACTAATTTGTTTGGATGTCATTTCTTGTATGTTCATAATATCTCCTATATTAAGTCTTCCCCACATACGTAGTATGTGAGGAAGACAAGCTTAATTAAGCTTTTTTACACCAAATGATTCCTAGACGCTCAGGACGTAAAGCCATGAACCCATAGTACCACTTGATTGAGTAAAAACCCTTTTCACCGTAAGGGTCATTCACGTCAGCAGTCTCTTTACCTGGCTTCTTGTGAGTAGTAGTGAACTTAAGGCTCTTACCATCAGTTTGGAAACCAATAGTAGTAAATGAACCGTCACCTACACAAAGCATAGGGAAAATGTCTGCAGCAGATGCACCTGCACCTGAATCATATTGCATTTCAGGAACTACAACAAAACGGAACTGGTCTACTGAACCAATCTCACCGTTAAGAATTGTAGAAGCGTCAGCGTATTTTTCTACACCAACAAATCCTGAACCAACACCTGAACCAGATATATCAGTCATCTTACGTACCATTGGAATCAAATCTGGACCAATGTACATAACACGTCCACCATTAACAGTTTTAGTATCTGTCATACGAGAACCTGAAATAATCTTAGTTTGCTTAGGTGTCTTGTTGTTATCTAGCGCAATAGACAATGTCATCAAGTCATTGTAAGTTGCTACAGCATTAACGTTAGCTTTTGCTGCTCCACCAATGAAATAAGCAGTACCGCTAGAAGTAGCAGTATTGATTAGATCTTTTTGCAACTGTGCTTCAGTCATTTCTGTAGCACCAACCATCATTTCTTCAGTGATGTGTGACATCAACTCTGAGTCTGAATCAAAGTCTAGAGACTCTTGAGTGTACTCAGTGAAGAAACCTTGCTTGATAAGTGAACCAGTAATTTGTGTACGCTTGAAACCTACACGGTTAACTCTTCCACCATTCTCAGTCAATGCAGGAAGACGATCAGCAATTACACCAACGTCTTTTGATGAACCATAAAGGTTACCATACATTTGCTTAGTACTACCACCAGAACCAGCTGCAGTAGTTGCATTAGCCTGAGTTGCATAAAAACCAGCATGAGTTGCAGTTGCTGCTGTATGTCCAGTACCACCTGTTTGTAGTACACCTGCAGCATTCCAAGCCATAAACTTAGCACTGTTTTGAATCAGACCGTCAGCATCAATACCTTGGTCTGTTGTATTCAAATCATCTAGTAATGGTTGATATACATCTTGCTTAATTGTCTTACCGTGATGCTTAGGCATAGCCCTAACATCTGCCAATGGCATAAAGTACTGAATGTCACGTACTTTAATGAGCGCTTTCTTAAAATAAAAGTCAGTGCGCGCTTGTGCACCTACATTACTGGCGCCATTTGCGCCTGTGCCGTATTCTAAAGCCATATTATTCTCCTATAGCTGTATTAAAAGAGAAAGACTATACATCGGCTAATTTCATGAATTCTTCATCAGTCATACCTAAGTAATTAGCTGATGCAGCTTCAGTCTTACCCGCAGTCTTTCTTGTTCCTGCTGCAGCTTTACGCTTTTGTTTTACAACAGCAGGGTCCTGTGCTTTAGTCTTTGGTACAGATGGTTTAGAAAGTGTTGTTTTAGACCTTTCAGGTACTATAATACCGTTTTGTTGTAGATCTTCAGCTACTATTCTATAAGCTTCTACATCAGGAACATTATCTAATCTTCCTAATGCTCGTTCTCTATCGACAACTGATATAACTTTGTCATAAATACCATTAAAAACGTGTTCGTTAATAACTGAAATAATAGTTGGATTTTCAGAAATTGTTTTACGACTTTCTGAATCCCACTCTCTTTGTAAAATGTTTATTGTTTTATCAAAAGAAGGAGTATCTTTAATATCATCTATTATTTGATTTATAGCAAATTCTCTATCACTAATACTATAGTTGTTAGGTTTATAATTAACATCTTCATTATTATCTATATCTAACGGATCAATACCACTATCTTTTAAAAGTTGAGCAATTGCTTTAGGGTCTTTTTTAGAAAGGTCGATTAAATTGTTAAGTTTATTTTGATCTAACAATCCTTCTTTTTCTAAAGTACTTACTATCTTAAGATTAGGACTTAATGTTTTCATCTTATTATGATAGTCAGCGCCTTTTTGCATTAAAGATATTGCATCGTCAATGTTATCAACTTGCATCATCCGTTTGCTTGCTTTAAAGGGTGCCATGATACGTTTATATGCCGCTTCATAATCAATTTCAACATGAGAAGTATCCTTCTTTGTTTTAGTTGAATTGGTATCTTCAGTTGCATCTGTATCTTCAGACTCTGGTTCACTAGCATCTTCTAATGTTTCGTCTTCTAGTTGAGTATCCTCATCTAGGTCAGCTACTTCATCTTCTAATATCTCTTCGTCAGATTCTTCCGTATTACTTTCAGATTCTTCCGTTTCCTCATAAGGGTCTGCCTCATTGGGAATATCTTCAGTCTCTTCACTTGTTACTTCTTCAGAAGTTTGCTCTTCTTTAGAAGTATCAATTTCTTCAGTGTTTTCTTGAGCTTCAGCTTCTTCTGCTGCAATTAATTCAGCTTCAAGTTCACTTAAATCTTGTTTTAGGAATTCTTCATCATCCATTCCTAGAGGACTATTTACTTCAGCCATTGCTTAAGTCCTCCTGTAATATTTGAGTTCTAGCATCTTCATCTTCTCTGTATGCTTGTTCTGCTTGTGTACCTCTTGTCAATACACTATCAAAGAAATTACTTAACGCTCCTATTCCATAAATCATGTTATCAATGATTTCTTGTTGTTCTTTATTTAAAGAACTAGCTTTTGCCATAACTAATCTAGCTGCTTCTTCTTTAAAATAATAATCTAATATAACTTTTTTAAATTCTCTATTTTTAAAAAGTTTTACACAACTATCTTTAATTTCAATAAAATGCTTAGCTTGCTGCATATTATCGTCTAACTCTTGTAATTGTTCTTCTGTGCTCATCGTGTGTCCTCTTATTGAGATAAAAACAAAGTAGTAAAGTTCTCCTTTTTCGCGATTATATCACTATTTTTCAAATTTTACTGTTGATTTAACATTGGGTCATTTATTATTGCATCTGCAAATTTAGTATCCAATGTATTTTGTTGATCCATTTTTTTCATATTTTCTTCATGTTGTCTGCCTACTCCTGATTCTTGTTCAACAAAAGTTAAATCATCTAAATCAGCTTTACTATTAATACTTCTAGATTTAGATAATTCAGTTTGAGTTTTAGCTTTTTTGTATTCCACATCTACTGCATTTTCTTGCGCTTTAGCTGTTTCATTAGCAATTTGAGCTTGTAATAATTGCATTTCAAGTTCTGCTTTTTGTTGAGCCATTGGATTAGGTTGTGGTTGATATTCTTTAATTTGTTGCGCTAAATCAGGCATTTTACGTAAACGAGCAATATCAGCTAAAATTATTTGAGACATTGACGAATCCATATTATTACCCATTGTTTGTAGCATAAAAGATAGTTCTTGTGCTTTTTCATTATCAGCTTCAGCTGTAGATATATTTAATTTAATATCATACATACCACCTAAATCTTCACGATTAATAGCAACAAACTCTTCGTTAGTTACTCTTATTATTTCTTGGTCAGATAAAAATTCAGAATTCATAGATATAATTTTACGACCTATTTGATTAATACCGTCTGCTAATCTTCTAAGTATTCCTAACTCACGTTTAGATGCTGCATCTAATGCACTTCTAATACCTGTAGCTGTATTACCTAATGCTGCGCCACTAATACCACTATTAAATGCTTTAACACCTGTTAATGATTCTGCTTCGTTATTTTGAAGATTTAACATGTTTAATGCACTATTAGGTATTTCAGGATACGTATCCATGTGAAATGCCTGTCTAGGGTCTACATTAGAATTAAATTTATAATCTGCACCTTGTTCAAACTTACGAGCATTTGTAACATCTAATGCATCTTTACGAATACCCATTTGACCATTAGCAGACCTACCAATAATATCAATCATGCCTCGTGTTACAGCACCAATAATCTTTTGATTATCTTCTAATAATGCACCATCTGGTTCACCGTAAATGTGTTTACGTACAGGTAAGTATTGAACTGATACAAATGGTAGTTTTTTATCAGGGAATGGATTAGACTCCATTCTAATTAATACATCACCTACCCAAGTAGCAATAAATGGTTCTACTTCACCAGTATCGTTAATATCCCAGTAGCCCCAGTATTCGTAAACAATTATTTTTTTACGTGGGTCATCTTTAAACTTAAAGTTTGTTTCATCTTCTAAGTTATGGTCTGGTTGTGCTAATGGTGCAGCATTCTCTAATATAACATGTTCTAAATTTGAGTATCTACCATCTTTTTTAAGTTCAGCCATAGATGTTTCAAAACTGTAAATAATAAAGTTAGCTTTATTTAAATCACCTAAACAAGTTGGATCAATAATTACATTGTTATAATCACATACTTCTAATTCAGGTTGGTTTTTAATAATTTTAATTTCTTCTTCAATATGACTACCTGATTGTTGTGGCATCATTGGAACACCACCTTCCATAGTTATTCTATGAGCTTCTTTCATTTCAGGAGCTGTATCTTTTTCATACATTTCAGGATTTTGTTCCATCATTTGATGCAATTGTTCATGCATTTGCGCTGATTCAGGAGATTGAACATAATCAAAATCAGGAACTTCTACTTCAATTATTTCATCTTGATATTCCCAACCAACTTTAACAATAACAGTTCCTTCATCTACTGCAGTACGTACATATTCATCAATAAAAGCAGTTTTATCTAATTTACAATTAATTTGATAATTCAATAACAATTGATTTTGAATAGCAGATTCTTTATCTTCAAAAGTCATTGGAGATGTATTAAACAAATCATCTGTAGACAAGAAAGGTTCACTTAATGCAGCATAACGCCATTCAGCTTGTTTTCTAATAAGTTTAGGGACAATTTTTGATCTACCTTTCTTATTATTAATTGTTTGCTCACCGTTTAACGCACCTATCCAATTATCAACGTCTAATACATGTGACGTATGTGAAGACTGAGCTTCATCATAATCAGCTTTAAGTTCTAATAAATCAGGTGGATTTTTCCAATCTACAAGCTTTTTTGGTTCACTTAAATCTACATCTAAATCATGCTGTTTTGCCATTATGCTTCTTCCTCAAATTGTCCGTTATTATATCGCTTAACTTTGTAGATAACATGGTTCTCAAATTCTATTGGTTTTGTGTCAATATATTTAAAATAACCTTTATCATTGTCTGCAAAACTTACATAAAGATCATCATTAATAATAATTTCATTAAAAAAATATTTTAATAATTTTGCAAAATTTTTCTTATCTTTAAAATCATCTCCAATTGCTATTGTTAATGCTAAATAACCATTAATGCGTTTATCATGTCTATAGTATAGATAAGCATTGCCATTTTGTAAAACTGTGCATCTATGAAACTTAATATCCATTATTTATTTAATTTAAAAAAATCTTTAATAGCATTAATATTTAATTCTTCTCTAACAGGTTTTTTAACAAATTGTGGTAATGTCCCACTATTTCCCCATGTTTGCATTGCTTTTTCATAACCAGCATCAGTTTTCCAGAAAGGTGAATTTTCGTCAGCATCATAATAACCTTGTTTATTACCTTTGTTATCTAAAGCTTGTTTAAAACCAGGAATTGGTCCATAATCTAATGTTAAATTTTTTCTTTTATTATTAAGATTTTTAGTAATCTCATCCCACCAACTTAATTTACTTTTAGTTGTATCTAGTAAACTTTTTTTATTATTTTTATTAATTCTAGTTTTACTTTCATCTATAGTTTCATCATTTATAAATACAGGAGGTTCTTCAACTGCTTTAATAACTTCTACATTATCACCTAATGTTTGATTGTTCATGTTATTTATAAATTTTTGCATTGCAAGATATCTTTCGTAATCAACTCTAGTTTGAGTATCCATACTACCACTTTTATATAAAGCTTGATATTGCGCATCAGTCATTATTTATTCCACTTTGCGTTTCCTTT